TAATAACTCAATGCAGTATTACTTACGCTTAGACTTGAGTGTAGTGGAACACCATTTGCGTCCAATGCACCAAAGAACGAGTTTGCAGCAATACGAGAGTTGTTGGCTTCTTGACCAGAACCATCAAACACACCAGTCAATTTAATAACTGTGTCTGTGTTGGTATCTCTCAAAGTTTGATATGTGAATTTGTTTGACATTTTTTTATCCCGTTATTTGTTTTCTTTTACAAAGGCCAACACCTGTCTAGGATTTTCTTCGAACATTTCGATAAATTGTTCTTTATTTTCCTGACTTAGTTTTTTAAAAACTTTAAAAATATCCTCTGATAATGATTGTGAAACATTATTCAAACTCATTATGTTTTGAATTTTTGATTCCATCAATTCGTGTTTTGTCTGAGGAACATATTCAAAATCTTCAGGCATTGTTGTCCATTGCATATCAGAATATGGCACTGTCACATATTTATTTAATTTATCCACATAATATAATGCAACTCTTTGTCCATTAGGATACTGACGAATGGCCTTTCTACGCATGACAAGAATAGCAGGAGGATCTTTTGGATGTCCGTGATTCTGTCTATCTTCTTCTGATACCACAATAGTAGGCAAATCAGTAGCTTCCAATTCTTTCAGCTCGACAACTTCCTCAACAACCACTTCTTCTGGTTGCTGCACTTGACGAGATTCTATGAATTGTTTAAGCGACTTCACCTGATGGTTCCTCAACTGGTTGTTCTTGTGGTGTCAAAATGTTTTGTGCAATACGTTGCTTGTGTGCTTCCAAATGTGCCATTACTTTATCTTGAATAGCGGAATACAAAGAATTACGCATTTCTACGCCGTCATCTTCGTAAGCATAATCAATAATTGCTCTTGCTTTATCAGTCATATTAACTCCAAATGTAATATTTATAGTATGTGTTTCAATCTTGTAAATACACCAGGAGATACTGATTCGTCTTGTTCTTCTGGTGGTTGTCCGCCCATTTCTGGATCAGTTTCAACTTGTTGTGTCATAGCTGCCTGTGCAACTTGTGAAGTTACACCAACTGGCAATCCAAGACCCATTTCTTTTTCTTCATCCATCTCACTTTGCATAGTCTTGATTTCATCATCGTTCATACGCAATACATTACGTTGAATCCATGCTTGAGAGAAATAACGACCTGTGTATGGATCAACTTGTCCTAAAAGACCCAAACGTTCTTTCATTAGTTCAGCTTCTTTTAGTTCTGTGAAGTTGTTGTCTTTAATGAAATCATAATAGATATGTTCTTTGAACATGCTCCATTCTTCTGCTGTACAAATACCTTTTAGTACACATTGGACACGGAGTGCTTGGTCAAAAATGTCGGAGAATTTGTTACGTAAACGAGAAACAAATTTAGAGAATTTCATCTCATCACGAGTTACTTCTGCAACACGACCAATGGTGAAACCAGAATTCTCTGGATTCAATCTGGAGACTGGAACGTTTAATGCCTTATACAGTTTCTTCTCAAAGTATTTAACGTCTTCCAACTCACCTAGGTTTTGTCCACCAGGTAATGTGGAGATTTCTGTACCTTTACCGCCTTCTCTACGTGGCAACCAGAAGTCTTCCATCATCGATAGGAATTTACGGTCATCACGCACTTCACCAGTGTTTGCATCATAGACAAGTTTGTTTTTATATTTGACCATAATGTCACGTAAGTATTGTTCCGCTTTCAGTTTTGGTAAGTTACCAACGTCAATGTAGAAAATACGGCGTTCTGGAGCACGAGAGATACGATAGATAACTGTCGCATCTTCAATCATACGTAATTGGTTTAGTGGTTTGATTGACTTGTGCAAGTACGAAAGTACAACAGCCCTACGAGAATCCATAAGACCGGAGACAACAGAAATGATAGAATCAGTTGTAATGCGAACACCGACAGGACCATAATTAGAAGAACTGCCAGAAACCACTTTATCATTAAAAATGTAGTACTCATTAATCACCATCATTGCATCAACGCCAGTACGCTCGTCTTTTTTCTTCTTGACTTCACGAACTTTGCGTAGTTTACGAGGATCGATGTATCTTAATTCTTTGATGCCATCTGTTGGATTATCACGGTCAATGATGATGTGATAGTACATACGACCATCAACATACCATCTACGGAAAATGTCTTGTGCCATGTTGTTATAATTCAACATGCGAACGATGTTTTGAAACTCTGCCTTGATGGCGCTCTTAATTTTGTCTGGTTGATTTAAATCATCCATAACAATTTGAACATTCTTACCATCATCATCTTGACAGATAGCTTCATTAACTATGTCATCAATTGCCGATTCAATTTCGGGTTGCATAGCCATTTCACGGTAACGAGAGATGAGTTCAACCTCATTTTTTGCTGTACCGTCTAGGTCTACATATGTGCCATAATAGGCAGCGGATGTAATAGTTAATGCGCCATCATCGTTACTCGGTGGAGAGAACGATTGTTGATTGACTGCATCTTCCTCCGATTTCTTACGTGAAATCGTGAAGCCAAAGAGTGAAAATTTATTGTCTGCCATTGTGTTTACTTATTTCAATTCAAAAAAACATAAAAGGAGGGCCGAAGCCCTCCATGAAAATAACAAATTAGTTTGTTGTATCTGATGACCAGTATTGATATGCAAATGTTACTGAATATTCTTCAATAGAATCATTTGAACCCCAATCCAAATCGATTGGTGCTAAATCAACAGGGAATAGACCCACAAAACTATAAGTTTTTAATGCATTGCCTGTTTTACCGTATTGTGTCACAGTAGCATCAACGGCATAACTTGTCATGTTAGGCGCTGAAGCATTACGCAAGTTTGCTTGGTGTGAATTCATAGAGTTCATCCATGATTCAATACCACTACGAATTGCGAAATCTTCATCGTTGATAATCTGTAGAGTCCAATCGGCAAAAGTACGATTACCGGCAAATTTCATTTCACGACCAAAGTAGAACAATGGCACAGTGCCGATTGTTGAACCAGGCAGCTGGGCTGCCTTTGCCATGAATGTTACTTTTTGACCAGCAGCAGTACCATTAGCTGCAATTGTTGGAAACGCTAGTGTTACAGAGAACAGGTTAGGACGTGCTCCGTCCCCAACCAAGTTCGATGTAAATTCTGTTACGTTGAAAGCCATTGTTTTCTCCTTTTATCTATTTATTAGAACTTGCCAATGATTGTTGAGAAATCAACGCCTGTAGCAACAGCAACAAAGTTCAACTGGATAAAGTTGATAGAACGAGCAGGTTTAATATAAATGTCACCAACGAATTGGTTAGAATCAATAACTTGACCTGTGTTGTTTGTTGTATCGCAAACTACTTTGAAGTCTGTGATACCACGGCGACCTTGTACTTCACGCAAGAATGGAGTTACCATTGCTACGAACTGAGCACGAGTAAAGTCATCGTTGAATTCAAACAATGAATACTTAGCAGCAAGAGAAATTGCTTTCTCAAGAACGATAAACAATCTACGAACGTTGATACGATCAAATGCAGATGGTTTTGCTTGTAGTGTTTTGTCACCAAATAGAACTGTACCGTTACCTGGGAATGTAACAACAGGGTTAACACCGTTTGAATACAATACATCACGGAATGTTTTGCTTGGGTTCCATGCCAAACGAACAACGTTCTTAATTGCACCACGGTTGAAACCTGCTGGAGAATACCATGGGTCACGAACTGAATCTGTGTATACACATAGACCAGCAATGTCACCGTTCAATGGAATCCAACGATATGTTTGGTTGTACTTGTCGTACATATATTTCCAACCAGAGTCAACAACTGCATAAGAAGTTGAACGAGCTAGAGAACCCAACCATGTGATAATGTTTGCAGATTCGTTACCTGCTTGGTTAACAACAGAAGATTGTGGAGGAGACAAGAACGCAACGCAATCCATACGTGAGTTAACGATGTTGTCGATAACATATTGTTGAACTGTTACGTCATTTCCAGCTGTCAGAACAAGAGAAATGTCCACGTTTTCTTTGCTAGAGAACAAGAAGTAACCATTTTCAATTTGAGCATCTGTACCAATATCATCTGCACCACCAGCTAGAACTGTCGATACGTTACCGTATGGATATGTTGTTGTTGAAATACGAGCAAATGATGTTCCTGATGCAACAGTGCCCCATGTTCCGTGTGTGTTTGCATAGTCAACAGCATCAACCGCTTGAATATATGGCGAGTTGTTGAAAATCACTTGGCGGTAGAAGTTTGAATTTCCGTTCAATTCAGCATCAGATGCCTTAGAAACGAAAGCATAGGTTTCAAGGATTGTACCTTTGATACCTGTGAACTGTCCATTTGCGTCTGTAACAACAATGTGGAATTCATCGTTTGCGCCACCATTGCTTTGTGCATATGATGATGTTCCTGGAACAGAAGTCACAACAGTATTCCAATTGCGTGTTACGCCACCAGAAGTGAATGTTGAGTTAGCAAATGCTACTGTGTTTGATGAATCGAATACGTCAACTTGGATGGAGTTACCTAGAGCACCTGGATAACGTGACATGAAAGCGCCATATAAGTT